TCAACCATTCTCAAACCCTCAAGGCGACCCATCATGAAGCGATACCGCTCCATGTCAGTGATGGTTCCATTCAGGACAATCTGTTTTGATTGATCCTGGAGTTTCCTGATTTCCTTCAGAACTGCTTCTGCAAATTCAAGCATGGTGTTTCCATGAAAAGCAGACGGTACAAGGCCCCGTCTGGTAGCACTCACTCACGAATTAGTATATCTTAACTGGACGGTTGCCATCTTTCTTTTTTACTTCCATAAACGGACCTTGTACTCCCTTAGGGGTTTTTACAGCGCCGCCTTTGGCCATTTTGGATTTACCTGCTTTGCTGTAAGCAACAGCAACCGCCTGTTTCACGGCAGCAGCTTTGTTCTTAGGCTTGCTGGTACCGATCATTCCGTCCTTTTTGTAGTCGCGAACGATCTCTCCAATGTTGGAGCTGATCGTTTTCTTGCTGGAACCTTTTTTAAGCGGCATATTGGCCTCCTGGTTGTTGTGGCTGATTGATCTTTTGCTGCTGCAACTGCAGTTTCTGCATGTTGAGCTGGTTGGTCTGCTGGGCCTTCTGCTGGTCCAGGGCCAAACGCTGCTGGTCGATGCCAATGCGAGCCTGGTCGGCCTGTGCACGCTGCGCGATCTCCTTTTCCTTGATTTGTACCAAGGGATCGGGGCCTTCGCCACCAGCAAACTTGTCCTGCATGTCGCGCACTTCCTTCATGCCCATGGCAATATTGATGGCGACCATGCCTTCCTTCTGGATTGCCGAGACCAGGTGGTCTGGGTCGGTGCCGTACTGCTTGAACAGCTCGGCTTCCACATCTTCCTCTGCGCGCAGGCGCACATGGTCAAGGATGTGCTTCTGTAGTTCGGCAGCAGACATCGGATTGGACTGTAGAACAGGCGACATGCCCATCATCAGGTGCGATGCAATGTGTGCGTCGTGCTGTTGGCCAGCAAAGGCCTTCAACTTCATGCCGTTGAGCACATCACTGTTCTCAGACGCAGGGTCACGCGGCATGTTGGTGTTCTGCGGCAGCAGCACGCCGTCGATGTCGCGAATATTCAGCGCTGCATACATGCGGTAGTAGGCCTCGTACATGTTGTGCATGTTCGGGGCGCTCTGTGCGAGCTGCAACTGCATCTGCGCGAGCTGAATGCGCTGTGCAGAGCTGAAGATGTTGGGGTCAGCCACTGGCTGCACCGACACCATGGTGTCGAAGTCTGCTTTCTTGATCCTGCGGCTTGCACCAGGCACGTCGTAGGGGTACTCGTCGGGCATGTACTGGCCAAAGCCCTCGAACAGCAAGCGGAACTCAAGCGTCTGCGCATAGTGCAGGCGTTTGTGGATGCTGGACATGACCATGGAGCCGCGTTCGAGCAGCGCCAGGGTCGTTCCGACCTGCGCGTACTGGTTGCCGTCGCCAACTTGCATGTCGGCGGTGCTGGAGAGGCGTTTGCCGGCGTCCACAAGGAAGCCAAGCAGCGCAAACAGCACCTGGCTGGGCTCTTTGTAGGGCAGAGGCAGCAAAGAGGCTGAAAGCTCTGCGCCACCAGCGTCAATGTCGCGCCATTCGCCTGGTTGAATCGGATCAGAGTCGTCTGCAATGCGCGCGCCCTTGGCTTTGAAGCCTGCGGGCAGGTTGGCGAGCGTGCCGGCGTCAATCAGCTGGCGCAGAGCGCTTGTAGCGGCCTTGCCGAGGCCTCCAATGAGGTGCACAAAGCCCAAACCGTAGGCACCAGGACCTTCGACGAGCACGTAGTGCACAAAATAGTTGCGGCGCGTGCATTTTTCGTCGTTTTCTTTCCAGTTGCGGCGGATTCCAACGACTTTGAGCGTGTCTTCAGCAAGGGTAACTACGTATGGACGCTTGATACCGGTCAAATTGCCGTCTTCGTCCTTGTCTTCAAAGCCCTTGAGGTCCAAATCGACCAGTTGCTCGAGCAAAAACACCTCACCAACGTCGTCGGTAGGCTGAATGCCGGTAATTTTGTCGACTGCTTCCTGGATTTGGCTCGCATCAGCGGGCGTTGCATAGGTATCCAAAAAAATATCGAGGTATTCGCCGGCCAAAGCACGCTTGCGGTACTCGTTTGAGTCCATTGCAATGCGGTGAGTCAGGCGTGGGCACTGGGAAACGACGCTCGAGCCGTTGTACGGGATGAAAACATCGTCTGCCAGGCACAGTTTTGACACCATGCGGCCCAGTTGGTAGTCGTAGTAGACCTTCTTGAAGGTCGAACCACCATAGCCAGTGTAGAAAAGCTGCTGATCGAACTCCGGTGTGTACTCTTCCATCACCGTGGTGATCTGGTAGTTCATGAAGTCTTGCACACGACCAGCCTGTTGGAACTTTTCGACCGTCTCTTTGCCCATGATCTGCGAGCGAACAGGACCGCCAGCGGGCATTAGCTCCTTGAAAGCCTGCGCCTGGAACTGGATGATGGCCTCAGTGAGCATTGGATGCGTTGCACCAGAGGCTCCACGGAAGGGTTTGGTGCGCTCTTCCATGCGGAAGCCCAAAAGTTCCAGGCCCTTGGCGTACATCTGCTCCCATTCAGAGCGAGAACCCTTGTCGGCCTCGAACAAACTGGCCACTTCAATGCCAATCTGGGCCAGGACATCCGGCTCAATGACCTCGGCCAGGTTGGCGTAAAAGTCGACTTCGTCAGCTTCCTTCTCGCCCAACTCAACCGTGGCACCGCCGTCGGATTCAATGATGACTTCAATGTCCGTTTGTGGTTCTGGGATGCCACCGCCACCCACCACTACTTCGAGTGAGGGCATGCGGTTCAGTGCTTTTTCAATTGCCATATTCTTATCCTGTGGTTAGGGCATCTTAAAACCAGCGTTTATGCCTTCTTTGTACTGCTGCAACAGGGGAGTGAGGTACTCGTCCTTCTCCTGGATTGATGCAGGCCTGAGGTAATTCTCAAAAAACTGGAGCACAGCGCTGTCGTATTTCTCAGGTGCGGTGTTGCCCGTGGCACGGCCGTTACCTTTGATTTGCATCACGACAGGGGTCAGCTCATCCAGCATTTTTACCTCAATTGTGTTGACAGGTCTATTACGGTTGTCACGTAGAGTATAGACCTGCCACTTGCCGGTGTTGAAACCTTCGCGTTTGTCTTGGGTATAAGTGGCCCCACCAGTCTCATATCCGCCCACTGAGTGGCCGACATACGCGCCTTCTGGCACGGTGGCTTCGCGCTTTTCAATGCGCTTCCAGGCAAAGCCCTCAAGTGGTCCGTTGTCAATCTGCAGCAAGGGCGCGCTCACGCCATTTGAGAACACTGAATCAGCCACTGGCTTGCCCGCTTTGATGCGCTCGGCCACATTCTCGAGTTGCATGGCGCGCTCATTCATCTTCAGGCCACCACGGACTGCATCCTCAAAACGGATGTTGGCCAACTCGCGAGGAGGCAGGCTGGCCAGGTAGGTGTTGATGTTGTCAGGCTTGAACAAGGCTCTGAGCGGCTTGCCCATGTAGCCGATGTCATAGACGGGCTCGCCCTTTTCAATGGCGGTGCGCACGTTGTCAGCGAGCAGGTTCTTGCCTACGTCGGTTTCGTCCATGCCGCCCAATGGACGCCCCTTGCCAAACTGGTCGTTGGCCCATGCTGTTTTTTGCTCTGGCGTCAGCTTGTTGTAGGCAGCCGCTTCTTCAAACGCTGCAAGCAAATCTTTGGACGAGTTGGTCCCATCGCTCAGGATACGCTCTGGGTCTTTGGCAGAGCGGGTCACGACTCCAACTTCCGTGTTGATCAGCTCTGGCCGAAGGCCTTGGCGAATCATCCGATCGGCCTCAGTGTCCCCAGCAAGACGACCTATCTCACGCCCCTTTGAACTGAGCAGGTTGTATTCGGGGTCCGCTGCAGCAGGATTCATGGTGATCAAGTTGCCCTTGAGCCCCGTAGCCTGGTCATAGCGCTTGGTGAAGTCCTCCATGGCCCGTGGGTACTTGGGGAAGAAACGCTCTTGGCCCTGCTCGTTTACGCGGGTTTTGCCTGCCGCGATCTGGTCCAGCATGTACTCAGGGAACACTTCGTCCAAGGCCGTGCCCTTAATCTGCTTTTTGGAGATGGCCGCTGCGATCGGATCGTCAGGCGTTCCAAACTGACGCATGAAATAGTTGCGCGCCTTCTTGTCCCAGAACTCTTTGATCAGCTCTTCCTGGCCAGCGTTTTGGCCAGCCACAGTGCGTGCGTTGCTCATGCCGTTGTTCAACAGCTGGTCAACTTCACTCACGTTTTTGTTCAGCCCCACAGGGCCACTGAGCATTGTGCTGCCTGTTGGGCGCACGGCGTACAGAGGCTTGGCCGACTGGGGCACTGCCTTGGCCAAGGGGCCTGCGTTGTCCAGGATAGCGCGATCGAGCTGTCGGCCCACTTCCATTGCGCCAGCCTTGACGCCCTTTTCCACCACAGGCCCAACCTTGCGAGACACCGCTGCAGGATTGGTCAGGTTGGAGAGCAACTCACCAGCGGTGTAGAAGCCCTTGGCGGTCGGATCAGCAGGAGGCTCAGGGCGCACCCCGGCACTTGTCATCTTCTCCTTGATCCAGTCGCTGCCCATGACAGGCTTTTCGGTGCTGTAGCCAAAGGGGCGCATCAGCAGCGTGGCGATGTCCACAGGCGCGCCTGCGATGTCATAGGGCAGCTCTGTCACGCCCTTGGCCATGTTCACATACGCCTCACCAGAGCGCAGCTGACGGCTGATCGGGCCTTCTTTGCGGCCCTTGCCAGACTTGGGAGTCACGAACGCTGGGCCGGTCTCACCTTCCTCAGGCGAGCCTTCAGCGCGGTACTCGGGCGGAGGTGTCATGACCTGGCCCTTGCGGTTGGCCATCTGTTCGCGGCTCATGGTCCACGGTTTGCCCTCGGTCTGCTTGGTCCGTGATTCGCGGGCCATGGCGGCAACCAGCTTCTCCAACTCAGCCTGGCTCGTGGCCCGCGCTGCGAGTTGTGCGCCAATGCGATTGTTGTGCACGTCCATCTCGTAGTCTTCACGCGGCTTGCCAATGCCAAACATGCTGAAGAACGACTCAGGGTTGCTCACGCGTTCATGCGCTTTGCCCAAGAACTCTGCGGTCTTGGGGCCGTACTTGCGTGCGACAGTCGCAGCGGCCAACATGTGGCGCGCTGCATCGCGTTCATCGTCCTGGCCCATCTGGTCAGGGTACATGCGAGCCGATGCCTTGGTGGCATAGTCACTCACGCCGAAAATGTTGGGCTCTTCAACACTTTCAGCGCCGGGCTTTTTTGCTTCACCGCCGTCCTTGAAGCGCTTCTTGGTCAAGCTGCCCTTGGTGAGCGTTGGCTGCTCCAAGGTCGGCGCGCCAAGGGTGTCAGCCATCAGGCCCCTCCCCTTGTTCTCCGCCGCTCGTATCTTAAGTTTGTAGACACGGGCCAGCTCTTCCATCTGAGCCTTCGCGGAATCCGTATCACGGATCGCGGGCTTCAAGTCCTTCATCTCGCCCAGGTCACCTTTGCTCAGGGCTTCGTACTCGAGCTTCATGCCCTTGGCGCTGCTGGCACCGCCACCGGTCGGGGCCACACGGGCGCGCTTGATGGACTGACGAGTTGGCGAGACTTCGGACTGCGTCTGGCCAAGGTTGTTGATGTCAGAGAGCATCTGCTGCGCCGAGCCAACAGGGTTGGTGTTGATGGTCTCTTCCTGCGTGTCCTCAGAGGCATTCTCTGCGCTTTGCGCCAGGATGGCAGCCAGGTCCACGCCACCGCCTTTGGCAAAGCCTGGCGGTCCAAACAACGGGCCCATGCCAGGCGAGTAGATGCGGTTGCCCAGGCGGTCCGTCATGATGCCGGCGTTTTGCGCGCCACCCAGCATCGTGGGCGACAGGTTTCTATTCTCGCCAATGGCACCCATGGTGTTCATCGCGCCGTACATGGGCAGGTCAGGCGAGCCAATGGCCGCGCTTCCAGGGGCAAGGCCCGTGGGGGACTGCGACATCATGGCAAAGTAGTTGTTCGGATTGTTCGCTGCGCTGCCGCTTCTGCCAATGGGTGAGCCCCCGAACGACGGGCCACTGGGGCCAAAGATCGGGATGTTGCCGCTGCCAATGCTACCGACTGCGCCAACGCCACGGTCAGAGTAGGACGGGGTGTTGGCAACATAAGGCAGGGAGCCCTCGAACGTGCCGCTCACGTCTGGTCCTTGAGCCGTGGGCCGTGGCGCGCTGCCCTGGGACTGCAAGCCGCCAGAGACAGGCGACGTGATGCGACCCCGCAGGTCCATCTGAGGGATGGGCGCGGCAGCTCTGACCTGGTCAAACGAAACCGTAGGAGCCTGCACTGGGATGTTGCCGACCTGGGAGGCCGTGAGGCTGCGTGCAGTCATCATCGACTGAGGGGTCGGGGCAGCAGGGATAGATGCAGTGGCCGGCGTAGAAGACTGAGCCAGCATGTCCTTTGCCGTGGTGGGCGCAGCAGCCGTTCCAATGACAGGAGCGGAGATCATGCTGGCGCGTCTCTCGGCATCCATCTTCAATGCGTTTGCAATGGCCGCTTCCTGGTCCTTCTGGGCCTGGGTCTTGAAGCTGGCCATGTCGGTGTCATACCTGGTCTGCAGTGCAGTGCGGGCCGTGTTGGCCTCTTCCAGTTGCTTCATCAGGTCAGCGGAGCTTGGGCCTGCTGGCGCGGCGGAAGGTGCTGCAACCACGGGCGCTGCAGAGGCAGCGGCCGAAGCATTGGCAGAAGCGCTGCGACGACCAAAGACGCCCTTGACTGCGTTGACGATCTTGCCAATGACGCCGCCTTTGAACTCAGGCAGGCCGGTGATGGGGTTGATGGTTCCAGAGCCGCCGTGCGATTTCAAAAACTCCACCGATGCAGGTGACAGATAGGCCAGCAGCTCATCGCCGCCACGACCGGCAGCTGCAACCTTGTCGGCCAACTCCATGATCTCTTCTTGGGTGTAGCCGTACTCTTCAAAGTCTTTGATGATTGCGCTGGCAGTGCGCTCGTGTTTGTCTTCCTGGTCGTCTTGCATAACCTCGCCTCCTTCTGCCATGAAGCGGTTGCTCACAGACATTGATCCAAAATTGAACTGATCAGGATTGCTTACAACATCAATCGCAACAGCGCGGTTGCTCGCATCCTGGCGCGCACGTCCAGCAGCTGCCTGCTGTTGTGCTTTGACTTCCTCTTCCTTGAACGGCACCGTGGGTGCTTGCATGGTAAACGCCGCAGGGTCAGTCGGCGCTTTCATCGTGAACTCACTCGCCAGCTTGGGCTCGGCCGGCCCTGCATAGTCCGTGGTCCGTGGCCCGGCGTTCCACTCCTCAATGCCCTTGACATACGCGTCGTACTGCGTCTTGTAGGGGTTGTAGACTTCGGTGTTGTACTTCTCTGCTGCCGCGTTATATGCCTCGGCCTGAGACTTATACGGGTTGTAGACTTCGTTCTGCCATTTGGTCAGCGCGTCGTTGTATGCCAGGCGCTGCGCTTCAAATGCATCCAATTCCTTTTGCCGCGCGTCAAGATACGCTTTATCTGAGCCACGGAGCATGGCTCGTTGCGAGGGGTTAGCAATGCCGCCAAACGCAAATGTTTGAGCGGGTACTCCGTAGTTTGATTTCTTTGTCATAGAACCCCGGCCGAGGAATTAGTTAAGACATTTTAAGCGTCAATAGTACTCGGGCACAAGCTCCCCTTTCTCACTTCCTTCGTTGTCGTCAGTGTGCAAACTGATGAAGTTGCCACGGCGGAATCTGTCCATGGCCATGGTGGTGCTGTCGACCATGTCGTCGTTGTCGCCGTTTGGAAAAGACGCGCATTCCTCAACAAGCTGCTCGGCCCATTCCGTATCCGGGGCCCAGACCAT